GCCGGCGCGGTGGCGATTCCTGCCGATGGCAACACGCTCACGCAAGGCGGGAATACCGCCACGATTCGCCGCGTCGTGCTGGAGTCTGGGACCTGGAACGATGGCGACGCGGCCGGACGACTGATCATTGCGGCACCGACTCCCGGGAACTTCGCGGCCGGTGCGGCGACGATTGGTGCGACCACGCTGACCTTGGCCGGGATTCAGACGGCGATCAGCTTCCTGCCTGGCGGGAAATTCGAATTCGATATTGCCAACTTCTCAGGGCAGTTGACCACGCGGCGAATTTACGGCTGTGACGGTGCAAACAAGGCCTTTGAATTCGACGGCTCAACCGTCGTGCCGATTCGTACCGGGGCCTCTGTCGATACCCCGAAGCACATCAAGGCCCACCACTTCCATCTCATGCTGACCGTGGGCAGCTCGATCATGATCTCCAGCCTGGGCCTCCCCTATCAGTTCCTCGCCTCTGGTGGGGCGTTGGAGATCGCGGTCGGCGACACGATTACCGGCCTGCTCATCCAGCCTGGCAACCAAGACACGGCGACCATGGCCGTCTTCAGTCGCAATGCCTCCGGCATGCTCTACGGAACCTCGGTCAGCAATTTCAAGTTTGTCTCCTACACCTCGGCGACCGGTGGCATCGATTACATGGCCCAGAACCTCGAGCAAAGCTACGTGCTCGATGATCGCGGATTGGTCAGTTTGGCGGCCGCACAAGAGTACGGCAACTTCCTCCAGGCCACCTTGACGCAACGCCTGCAAACCTACGTCAGCGAAAAGCAAAGCCTCTCCCTGTGCTCGAGTGTCAGCAAGGACAAGAGCCAATATCGCGCCTTCTTTTCGGATGGCAGCGGGCTCTACGTCACCATCGTCAACGGACAGTTCCAGGGGGCCATGCCGATCCTGTTCCCCGATGCGATGAATTGCGCATGGAATGGGGAGCTGGCTAACGGCAACGATGTCTCTTATGTCGGGGCCTTAGCGGGGGGCTATGTCTATCAGCTCGATAAAGGATCCAGCTTTGACGGGGATAATATCGATGCCTCGATTACCCTGAATTGGAACTTCCTCAAGACGCCGCGCACGATCAAGCGATTCCGTGGCGCGTCCGTCGAAATGCAGGGCGAGCATTACGCCAGCATCCAGTTCAACTACGCCCTCGGCTACAACAGCGAACTCATCGACCAACCGCAACCGGTCTCCTACGACTCCAATCTGGGTGGAGCGGGCCAGTGGGATGTCTCCAGCTGGGATGCCTTCATCTGGGACGGGCGCACCCTCTCGCCGACAGAGGTGGAGATGGGCGGGCGCGCGGAGAATGTGCAAATCATCCTCGCCTCGACCACGGATTACATCTATCCGTTCACCGTGAATAGCGTTGTTACTCATTACTCGCTCGGGAGACCACTGCGATGAAGCGATTACTCCTACTGTGCGCGTTCATCATGGGGCTGGCATCGCTGGCGCAGGCAAATGATTTTTACAATCACGGAAGTTTTCCGGCTCCTGGGGCTCCCGCGACCTCGGCCGGCATGCGCGCCGAATTAGATCTCATCACGGCTGGATTCGATAAGCTGCCCGGGTTGTCCGGTAACGCGAACAAGCTCTTGATCGTCAATGGGTCAGGAACGGCCATCACGACAGCTTCTGGAACGATCAGCATTCCCCAATCGCTCGCGGTGAATGGGGCCTACGATCTCACGCTGAATCTCACTGGAACCACCTCCGTCACTTTGCCGACTTCCGGCACGGTCGCCACCTTGGCCGGAACGGAAACGCTCTCGAATAAGACCATCGCCGCGCCGATCATTACTGGCTCCATTACGGCAAGCGGGACTGGTCCACATGCAATTGGGGGAAGCGTCTACACAGGAAGCTCACTCTATCTTACGGGGACGTTTGCTGGAAGCGGAGCGGCTGCGAGAGGTTTGCAAGTCGATCAAGTTATCTCTCCTAGTGCCAACATTGATGGATCAGGGCTGCATGTCAATCCATCATTCACAGAGGCCTCAACTGGAACGCATAGCCTGCTGAGTGGGATCTACGCCACGATCCAAAATATTAATGCGGCATCTGCGAACGTCTCTGCGGCTGCAAGCATCTACGCGGAACCCTTCACGGCCAATGCTGGCGTGGGAAACGCCGCGACGGTTCGCATAAACGGGGCGCCAAGCGGAGCGACTAACAATTACGCGCTCTATGTCTCGTCCGGAGAAGTCAACACCGAAGGCGGACGCATGCGCATCGGCGTGGCTGGAACCGGTGGAGGGGCCAACCCCTACCTGAAACTGAATGACGGGACATCGGACAGCTATCTCCAAGTCGTCTCAGGCAACATCGATCTTTACACCTTAAACGCGGTGCGATTCTCGGCAGGCCTGAGCGAGAAAGCGCGTGTGACCAGTGATGGCATCATGCTGGTCGGCTCGACCGATTCTACCAGCCTCACGGCTGGCGGGCTCGGCCTACTCGGCGGCATGCGCATGGCGGAGATCTCTGACCCGTCGGCGCCATCATCCAATCATCTCATGCTCTACGCACGAGACGATGGCTCAGGCAATACCGTCCTCGCCGTGCGGTTCCCGACAGGGCAGCCCGTCACGCTCGCTCGGGAGAACGTCGGCATTGTCCCGCCCGGCACCGTCGCCATATACGCGAAAGGCTCAGCCGTCGCTCCGTCAGGCTGGCTCATGGCGGATGGCTCGAATGTGAGCCGCACGACCTACTCAGCCCTCTATGCCAGCATCGGAAACACCTTCGGGGCCGGAGACGGCAGTACGACATTCGGACTGCCGAACATCACCAACTACGGCACGAACCTGCGGTTCATCATCAAGTGCAAGACGAAGAAGGTCTACCCCTGGCGCACGATTGACCAACCTGATGACTTGAGGAGGGCGGCATAAATGAGACGTCTGCTGACATTTACTCTGGCGCTGGCGCTGTTGCTGCCCCTGTCGGTGCAGGCCGCGGAAGAAATCAGCCTCCCGCAAAGCAACGGCAATCATGTGAAGTTGGGGGGCATCGGATCAGCCGCGGAAGTCTTCATCGATTCGCTTCAGGCCGGAGAACGCAATCCCTCGTCTGCAATCACCGGGTATCGGGTGGTCAGGCAGGAAGCCAATGCGTCGGTCATTTCCAAGACAGCCGCCGTCACGATTGGTGGAGGTGTGGCGGGCGATACCCATTTGATGGGCCTGCTCATCCATACGGCGTTGACGGGTACCTGTGCGATCACAGGATTTGCGGATACCGATGGGACCGCACAGACCTACACGCTTCCTGTTGGATCGGTGGGCTACAAGGATTTTCTTGGCGCCATCAATAGCGCTGGAGGGCTGACGATTACCTGCTCGAACGCCGCCGATGACAATCTGGTGCTGGTCTTGTGGAGGCCGTCGTGAGGCGCGTCCTCTTTCTGCTCCTGTCATGCCTGACGCTGGCTCCATCCTTGGCGCTCGCGGATCGTCCATCGGTCACGCTCAATCCGCTGTACATCAACGTGGCGTCACGTCCAGCACTCTCGAACCGGACCGCGCCGCGCATCGTCCGCAATACCCTGTCCGTCAATTACAAGATCTACAAAAAGGGCGGGGGGACCTCCTGGGGAGATTTCCCGACCGATACGGCGGGGATTACGTGGGGAGCGAATGTCGATGGGGGTCAGTGGTTTGAATGCGCCTCGACCGTGACGACCCTCGAACGGGTCTGGGCCCAGTTCGGATTCAAGACCGTCGCAGGGACCAAATACATCGTGTCATTCGATGTACTCTCCAAGACCGGCACATTCAACGGGTACCACGCAAGTTTTGTCGCAGGCACAGGAACCGGAACGACCTCGATTCAAAATCTGACGGTGGGCCGTCATACGATGGTGTTCACCTCAACTTCCACGACCACGACCATTATCAAGTTGGGCATCGGCGTGCTGAGTGCGAACGCGAACAATGCCACGATTCGCTTCGGGAACGTCATGGTTGAGCAGCCGGTTCCGCAAGATCGCGCTTATCCATGGGAGTACGTCACGCCTGGAGATGAACGGGCCTTTGCCTATACCTACGACACCACACTGACCGGCACACTGGTGAACGCGCCGACACTCGGTAGTACCTATGCCATTCCCTCCAACTCCAGCGTGCTCGTCATTGGAGATAGCTGGGCGAACGAGGAAGAGAACACGCCGTCAACCTGGGGAGATTTTCCCGCGCACATGCGGCGGTTTCTCAGGAATAGGCCGATTGCCGTGAACTTTCGAGGCGTGGCTGGTGCTCAAACCGATGAAATCACCACGCAGATCGCATCATCCTTCACTGAAACTGACGTGAGTGCTCGTGTCTCTCCGTACACCCTCTGCATCATGGAGGGAGGGACGAACGATGTCGCGCAGGCGAAAACGCTCGCGGTGATGCAGTCCCGGCGCTTGGCGCAGATTGCCGCGGCGACAGCGCGTGGGATGAAAATCATTCTGCTGACCGTGCCGCCCTACAACGCGGCGAATGCGGGGATGCAGACCGTCATGGATGGGTATAACGCCTGGATTAAGACGCTTGGCTATCCGGTCTATGACGTGTTCACGGATGCGAACGACGGAAACAGCGACCTCAAGACCTCGTGGGGGTCAGGCGATGGCGTGCATCCTGGGCAGACCTACAACGATGGGTCATCGATCATGGGGCAGCGACTCGCGGACCTTGTGTTGCTGATTGGAGACTAAGTGAACGCACAGAACAAACCGATCTTTGACGGATTGCTTCACACCGGGAAGCCTGATCTTGAGGCCCTGTATCGAATGGGGAAGATCCCCATGATTCATCGCACGGGCTACCCTGGATGGACTGATCCGTTAGGTCTTCCGACCGCGCAGTGGTACGACAGCGTGACCTCTGCTGGTGGAGCGCAGGCACCTCGCAATATTGTGCTGATCGACCATGAAGATTGGCCGTATGGCACGCAGGCAGAGCGACAGGCGACGGCGGCGAAATACGTCACGATCTACCAGGAAATCAAGGCACGGAAACCTCAATGGCGCATCGGCTGGTATCAAGATCCTGTGCGGAAGGATTTCTACAAAGCCGTTTCAGGCGTCGGATCGTCCGACTATAAGGTGTGGCAATCGTGGAATAACGATCTGTCCCAAGTGTTGGCTCCGTACACCGACATCTATATGCCCAGTCTCTACTGGATGTTTCTGCGGGCCTCTGCCTCTCACCTCATCCCGCACCTGACCACGTACCTCGAAGAGAACTTGAATGAGGTCAAGCGCGTGCGCCGAGTCTACGGGCGCATGGAGTCACCGATCTACCCCTACATTCAGCCATTCGAGCAGCAGAGTGGCGTGCCGCTGGATGCCGACGTGTGGGCGACGATTGTCCAGGTGGTGATGGAGCAGGCGGATGGGTGCGTGTTATGGGCCGGCGCGCTGCCGTGGGACGAGAACGCGCCTTGGTGGGTGACGATTAAAGCAAGACTGACGGACAAACGACGAACGCAATAGGGGGAATCTATGCAACGACTCATGACGGTATTTGCAATGCTGATGTTGGTGGTAATGACGGGGTGCATGATGCCGGCCAAAACCAAAGTCACGAAGGACGGTTTTATGGCTCGGCAAAAAACCACGTCGGAGCATCGGGCGATTGTCGAAGGATATGACGTGTATCAGACCGATTGCCGATGGGATCAGCAGGCGAAAGATAAAGACGACAAATACTACTGCCCGGCTCCTGGAACGAAGGAGGCCTATGACAGCCATGTGTATCTCGCGCAGTACATGGAATCGGTTCTCGACAAGTGGGGCCCAAAGACATTGGAAGCTGCGGCCTTTTTAGGTAGCGCGGGGCTGATTCGTGATGGGCTTCGTGGGGCAGGGGCTCGCGTGACTCAATCTGGCACTCAGACCAACATTCCCGTGTTCGAGTCGCCTGGTGTGGTGGTGAAGCATTGAGGCTCCTCGTTGCCGCGGCATTGGTTGTTCTCGCGTGGGCCGGAACCTCGCTCGCGCATGACGACATCGAAAAGGTGAAATTGGTGTCCTGCTACGACGGGGATACCTGCACCTTCGAGATTCCTGGTGCGCCCAGCATCTTTCGCAAGATGGAGGTGCGCTTTCGAGGGATCGACACGCCTGAGATGCACGGCAAGTGTGAGGCCGAAAAGGCTAAGGCCCTGGCGGCGAAGACGGTCGTGCTCTCGCATCTTCGCAACGCCAAAGACATTCGGCTCACGAAAGTGAACCGAGACAAGTATTTCCGTCTCAATGCCCATGTCGTGGCGGATGGCGTCAATCTGTCGGATATGTTGGTCGAGACGCATTATGCGGTTGTGTACTGGGGGCGAGGAGAGAAACAGAACTGGTGTCAGCAATGAACAAGGAGAACGGCATGTTGAAGATGGCGGGATACGTGGCGGGATGGGTGTTCCTTTTGGTGGTGGGACTGTTGGCTGGATCGGCATGGGCTATTGAACCGGCACAGTCGAATTGTCCGGTCCAGCTCCATGATGCGCAAACGCAAACCTTGCTGGTCGCGCAGTCTCGAGACCAGTACGAACAGCGCTTGGCGCAAGCCATTCGCGCCAATCAGGACTTGAGTCGGATGAACGATGCGGCCTCGGCTGAAATCAAAAAGCTCAGAGAGGAAGTGGCTAAGTTGAAGCCGGCGCTTCCGGAAGAGGCTCCGAAGTAATGGCGGAACTGTGGCTGATCTGGATCAGTCTCTTCCTGCTCAGTTTGGTCGGTTTGGCCGGTGTGGCTGCCATCGTGGGTGCGATTCTTTGGTGGTCCGCGATTCTTACTCGGCGGAAATCTCGGCAAATCAAAGGGGCCACGCAACGTCACATGGAGAGAATGTCATGATCTTTCAGCCGAAGTTTGCCGCCGATGATCAATACGCCTACTACAAGGTCATGAGCCAGCAGGCCTTGACGGTCAGTACCGTCGCGGTTGGTCCGACCGTTCCGCAAGGGTGCCGCATGGCCCGGGTGTACTTCAGGGGTGGACGCGTCCGGTTGATGCTGAATGGCACCAACCCGGTATCTGGATCGACCGGCATCACGTTCGATGACGGGTACGAGGAGTTCTTCTCCAAGGTGGAATTGGCCACGATGAAGCTCATCAGGGAGACCGAAGATGCGACAGTACATTTCGTCTATTACCAATAGCCTGCTCGCGCTCCTGCTCATCCTGTTCTGTGCCGGCGAAAGCGCGGCCCAAACGACGAGCATTCGTGGCGGGGCATCAGCCAACACGGCATCGGTAACTGGTGGGTCCCTCCACATACGCTGTGAATTGGGCTGCTCCGGTGGAGGTGGCGGCACGCAATACGCGGAAGACACGGCGCATGTGTCTGGCGATCAAGTCACCATGGCCGGCGTGGTCCAGCAATCGGCGGATGCCGCGCTCTCGACGGATGGCGATCGATCCGTCCTCCAAGTCGATAGCAACGGCTATCTCAAGGTCAATATCAAGGCTGGGGCGGGATCCGGTGGCACGGCCATGACGGATGACGCGGCCTTTACCCCTGCGACGACCTCGATCACGCCTGCCGGATTCCTATTCGATGATGTGTCGCCAGATTCAGTCAACGAAGGCGACGGTGGCGTCGCGCGCATGTCGGCCAACCGAAACATCTACACGACGCTCCGCGATGCAGCCGGGAACGAGCGCGGGGCGAACGTCAATGCCAGCAATGAACTCCTGACAAACGCCAATACAGAATTACCTGCGGCGGCGGCGCTTGCTGACGACACCTCGAACCCAACCGTCCCTGGCGTGGGGTCTTTCAATATGTGCTGGGATGGCACGAATTGGGACCGATGCGCGAAGGGCACAGGGGGAAATGGGGCAGTCGATGCCAATACGCAGCGCGTGACGCTAGCGAACGATTCCACGGGCGTGCTGGCGAGTGTCGGCACGATCGGAACCTCCGTCACTCCAGGCACGTCGGCGGCCCATCTCGGGAAAGCAGAAGATGCGGCCCATACCTCTGCGGATACCGGCGTCATGTTGCTGGGGGTGCGCAATGACAATGGATCGACGACGTTCTCGGACACGAATGGAGATTACACGCCCATCGCAACTGATTCGGCGGGACGCGTGCTCATTGGGCTTGTCGCCGGATCAGTGACTCCAGGAACGGCCGCAACGCATCTGGGCAAAGCTGAAGACGGCGCACACGCGACGGGGGACACTGGCGTGATGATGCTCGGCGTGCGAGCGGCTTCCCCGACTGAGCGATCAGCAGGCCCTACCGATGGAGACTATGAACCACTTGGAATCAATGCCTCTGGCGCTGTGTGGATGACGCCAACCCCGACTACGGCTGGCGGGTTATCAATCTTTCGCTCGATCGATCTCGATGAAACCGAAGAGGACGTCAAGGCCTCTGCTGGTCAGCTGTACGGGTACTACTTCGCTAATCTCTCCGCTGGCGTGCGCCATCTGAAGTTTTACAACGCGACGGCGGCCAGCGTCACGGTTGGATCGACCACGCCCATTCTGACCTTCCCTGTCGCGGCCGGCGCGTCTGGTCATGTGGAGTATTCACACGGCATTCCGTTCTCGACGGCGCTCAGTGCGGCCGTGACGACGGGTGTCGCCGATTCGGACACTGGAGCTCCAGGCACGAACGATTTCGTCCTGAACGTGTTCTACAAATGATGACAATGAAAAAGTCGATCTCGGCCTGGGCCTTCCTCTTTGTGTTCGTCTGGTGCTCGTCAGCATGGGCAGCGCCGGCGCATGTGCAATCGCCGACTCCGGTGACGGCCTCATCTGGCACAACCATCGCTATTCCTTTTGCCTCTAATGTCACGGCCGGAAGCTTGCTCGTCTGCTACATCTACGCGAACCATGGGATTTCGACGGTTGCGGATTCTCGCTCGCAAACTTTTTCGAGCGCCGTGAATGTTACCGATAATGCGACATTCTCGTTGGCCATCTTCTATTTCGCCAACACGACGGCGGGGGCCGATACGGTGACGGTGACGTTTGTCGGAGCCATTACCTATGCCTCACTCCAATGTTCTGAATATAGCGGGGTCGCCACGTCCAGCCCGCTCGATAAATTCGCCTCCAACAGTCAGACCGATCCTGGGACCGGGGTCAATGCCGTAACCTCTGGCAGTGTCACCACGGTAACGGATGGGCAGCTGATTGTTGGCTGGTCAACCGCGTTAATTGTTGGAACAGAAACCATCTCGGCCGGCACAGGATTTTCAGGACGCACGAACGTCTTTGGCGACACGCTGCATGAAGATCAGGTGCAGTCGACAGCCGGGGCGATTGCGGCGACGTTCACGAATAGCCTCGCAACCGCCGATAACATCACGTTGATTGCGACCTTCCAAGCATCGGCCCCCGCGCCATCCTGCAAGGGCTCGCTTGCGCTCCTGGGGATCGGCGGATGTTAAGACGATGGATTGCCGGACTGCTGCTCGTTTTGGTGGCGTGCTCCCCATCTGCACATGCACTGAATGGCCGCATGATGATGAGCGGAGTGGGCACGTTCTCGGCCCCCTCGCTGGCCAATTCGAAGATTGTCGCCCCGACAAGCGGAATCTATTTCGGGTCCTACGAATGGACGGCGGGTGATATCGCAACCGTCGAAAGCGCGGCGGGCATCCACACCTCCCACTATCACAGCGGGCGAGGATCATGGGCAACAGGGTACGTCTCTGGGCACCCTCACCTCGACGTCACGGCCGCCAATAATGCGTGGAGTGCTGGGCGGGCCATTGTCGTCCAGGCGTACAACCTCTATGCCGGGACCGACGATGAGCATCCAACCGGATTCACCGTCGATAAGCTGCTGGCTGGGGATTACGACAGTAACCTGCATACGTTTGCGCTCGAACTCGCGAGCTTCGGCAAGCCCGTCTGGTTTCAGAATGGACGCGAACCGAACGGCGTCGGCCAAGACTATATGGGCGGGTTTGGCACGCTCGGCGACCAGTCGTTGAGCTGGGCCATCACCAACGAGTCGGCGTATAGCCTCTTCACTCCCCCATCCGTGCCCAGTGGCGCGCCGGCTGACCTGTATAGCGGATGCTCTGGCGCGACGATGCCAGACGGGATCGGGCGATTGAAGGCGGGGCAGCGCTATATCTATGACTTCATGGTGCGGCGTGAAGGGCTCAACTTCCTGACCTTCGACAGCCAAGGATTCAATGTCCGCTACTACAAGGACACGGTAGACAATCAAGATCAGTACGACTCGGCCGATTATGTCGGCCACGAAGCCTACGCGCTCACGCTGCTCCAGCGGGCGAGTGATCCTGCCTACTGGTATCCCGGCGATGCCTATACCGATTGGGTATCCCTAACCTTTTATTTCCTCGATTACTACGATGCGGGATGGTCGTGGTTGACCGGCAGCGACATCCTCATCTCGAACGCCGATTGGCTGAACAGTCTGAATCGCATGATGACGCAAGTGGCAGGCGTCACGAGCAAGCCAGTACTGATGGCCGAATTTGGGATGCCCGATGGGATGGACAGCAACACGGCCTATGGGGCGACCAAAGTGACGGCAGGATTTAACGCCGTCCTCGACACCTATACGCAAATCAAAGCCGTCAGTTTGTGGACCAATTCAACGGCCTGGTTTGTGGTCGATAGCTTTCCCTATGACTGCCTGATTCGTCCAGGGACCACGCAGGCCACGGCCCTGCAAGCCGTCATCTCGGCCCATCCCGGGCAGTTCGTCACCTGTATCCGTACCACCGGCAATGTGATTCAGCCCAATTGTACGCCCTAGGAGTGTCCATGTTGAAACGACCAGCGCTCGCAATTCTGCTCCTGCTGCTTTCGGCAGGGATCTCACTGGCCTGCAAACCGCCAGATCCCATCACGGGGTTTACCATTCAGTCTGTGGCGCAGTCCTCACTGTCCGTCACGTTTGATGTGCCGACTCGCGGGAAGGTCGCGGTGCGACTCTCTCCTGCTCCTGCATCATGGGGGGATGCGAAAGAAATCGTCTGCGTCTCATCGCCATGCGCCATCGATGGGATTGAGACAGCTGTCGCCTATGACATGCGCGCTATTCCATTTGTGGTCACTCAAACGCAGGGCACCATTTACGGAAATCCCACGGAATCTATTGCCGTCACCACACCGAAAGTCATCACCCTGAAAGACGCCCTGCACGAAGGCGTCAATACCTGTCTCGATCGGAAACTGGCCCATACCGCTTGCTTCAAAGCGCTCGATGATGCGCTCGGAAAGGTCACTCAATGACACGCTTGCTTCACGTCTTCGCCCTTCTGCTCCTGCTCCCTACTGTTGCGACTGCGCAATGGTCGAATGAGCCGTCTGGGTCCACTGTCTTAGTAGACTGTCCGATGGTCTCAGTATCGTCCTGCGGGATGCTGGATGTGTATAACGCGGTGACTTACGGATCGGATGCCGCTGATCCCGTCTCTCCGTCGTCCGTCGCCTTTTCGACGTTGGCGGCAGGCGCCACAAGTGGGGGGTCGCAAATTGAGTACAGCTTTACAAATAGCAGCGAGATGTTTGTTGGCATGGTGCTCAAAATCAATTCGCAATTCCAAGGATTCATCTGCTGTGCGAGCAAGATGTGGTTCATGCGTGGGGCCGTCACAAATGGATTTTTTGGCGTCACCCTCAGTTCCCCCACTGCGTCGACCTGGAATATTGGGTTTGGGCATAACACGGGAGGCGGGCTCGATAACTCACACATCTGCCCAGGAGGATTAGGGCTGGGGTACTGCACCCCTAACGTCGATGCGACAAATTTCGCAAAGGATACCTTCATAAAGTTTGAGGTCTATATGAAGCGCAGCACGACCTCAACCTCGCGTGACGGTATCTTGAAGTGGTGGGCGAACGGCACGCTGCGCGCGAATTATACGACCCTGAATTACCCTGGAGGATTCAATAATTGGGTGTGGACAGAGACCTATGGCGGGGCTGACACGGTGCCCAATCCTCGCATCTACACGATTGGACATGTGCGCATCAGCATCCCGAATTGCCCGCTTGGCTGCACTCCTCCCCCTCCAGGCCCGCCCCCGCCTCCTGCGAGTCCTCCCCCTCCCCCTCCCTCGTCCGGAGACTACGTGTTCCAATCTCAATTTTCCGGCACGCAAGGCGGCGGCCAGTGGAGCTACCGCGACACGGACGGCAATCTGCTGACCTACAATGCCGCGCAATTAAAGTGGGAAGGCAATCAACTCTATCTTGCGGTGTGGAACACTGGATTCCATCACGGGTTTGTGAGTCCGTATCGTGGACCTGTAGTGAGATGGACGGCACATGAGAACGGCACGGCCCATATCACCGGCAACGCCAAGATGTACGAGGCTGGTGGTGGCGCGACGTTCAAAATCAAACACAACAGTACGGAAATTTACAGTCAGGGCATGACGGATCAGGGCGATCACCTCTATGACGAAACCGAGGTGATGACGACGGGAGAATACATCGACTTCATTTTGGTTAAAGACACGGCTGGAGTGAATAACAATACGATGCTGAACCCGACAATCTCGTGGACGACGGCCGGCTCTCCCACGCCGACCATCTCAGGGTTTTCGCCTTCGAGCGGGGCGCCTGGAACGGTCGTGACGATCACGGGGACCAACTTCATCCCGTCACTGTCTGGCCAAACCGTCACCTTCAGCAATATTGCCGCTTCCGTTACCGCAGCGACAGCCACGTCCATTACCGCAGTCGTTCCGTCCCATGCCTTAACCGGAACCGTCAAGGTCATTACAGTCAACGGGACAGGGACAAGCGGCAGTAATTTCACGGTTCCTCTGAGTGGCGTGGTGGAAACCGTCGCTGATGTCACGGCCTCGGCGCTCAGTTCGACGAGTGCCACGGTTCATTTCACCGCTTTGTCTGACGGGACCGGAGCGGCAGCCAAGCATGATGTGCGACTGGCGGCGGGGGTGATTTCGTGGGGGGCAGCATCTTCAGTCGCAAGCGGAACCTGTTCGACGCCCTACACGCCAGGAGTCACCAATACGGTCGTCACTTGCACAATTACCGGGCTGACGACGGGCACGCAATATGACATCCAGCTCGTCGCGTACAAGGGCACCCCGAACGTGGATGCGGTATATAGCAATCTCAGCAATATCGCGACCGTCACGCCCATGGGGACGATCACCGATGGCACCGAAATCTGTCGGCGCGAGGACGGTTGGTTGCATCCCGTCTCGACGCGTGCCTGCTTCGCACCGATGCCGCCCATGCCGCCACTCCCGGCGATGCAGTGAGGGGGATGAATGGTCTGGTCTCGTCGATGTCCTGAGTGTGGGCGCTATCTCTCAAAGGAGAGTCATGAGGAACCCTGGACCTGTCATTGCGGATGGACCACCAAGAGGGGACATGATGGGACTGTCGATCGCGCAAATGAAACTGTCTCGCATCGCCCGCGAGGCGGCTGAACGTCTCCAGGCTGAATGCCCCTGGGTGGTGTTTACGTCTGGACGGCGAGACCTGGACGAACAGGCCCACGCGATGGCCGTCAATGTGTCGCTTAATCGCCAGTGGATTCGAGAGACCTACCTGCATGCGGACTCGTTACACCAATGGGTCATGACGCACCCTGGGGCCGATACCGCGCAGGCGTTGCACGAAGGTTTGTATCAGCATCTGCTGTCTCTGCCAGATTCAGCCGTGTTTAAGATTTCCTATCACCTGACCGGCGATGCCTTCGACGTGCGGCCGATGGTGCATGAAGGGAAGTCCACCTTGTATGGAGAAAAGATCCTCGACGTGATGCGGTCCCTGCCTGGACTCGACAAGGTTCTACTGAAAGAGGGGGGATTGATCCGGTGGCATGCGCAGTTCATTCCGAGCGTGGAGGTTTAAGAAAGCGTGATTGATCAAGCGGGAATGCCGGTCTGGGGACGCATGGTGGCAATGTGGATACGCGAATTTGGGGCCATCGTACTGGCCCTATTCGTGACGGGCTTTCTGCTGGGGCAGAAGGCTGGCCTGATCCCTGACATTGAGAGAGAGGCGCACGACTTATTGAAAGTCGAGTCTCGAGCGCAGACCGGGCTCTTGCAGGTGAACCAGGCCATCTTGAACCGGCAGCTCGAGATTATGGAGAGGAATCAGAAGGCCCAGATGCGATTGACGCGCGGGCTGTGCATCTCTGTGACCAAGACCTCTGACGCGGAGCGGCGATGCCTCGGGGATGACTAACCAGGGAGAGGAACGATGGATAAGGATAAGGCAATTGATTACGGCGCGACGTTTACTGGCGGGACTCTCGGGCTCGACCAGGTATTTCAGTCCATTGATTCCCTCGTCACGGACGGAGCCACAGGCCAAGAATGGGTCGCCTTAGCCAAGGGACTCCTCTTGATTGTCTTCGGGTATTTCACCTGGAAGCGGACCAAGGACAGCAAGGCGGTGGGCCTATGACAACTTCAGCCATCATCGGCGGATTTGTCATGCTGTTGCTGCAAATGCTGACTGAGTACGTCAAGGGGGCGCCGGAGCGAAAGGAGCAATCACATGCGCTGGTTCGTCGTGATGTCGATGTGCTGGATCGGGCTCTTGACGCTGAACGGATGCGGGCCAAAGGCGTATGAGCGGCATATCGAGCCGTCCTATACACAGGACGGATCGCCTCGGCCTGGATACCTCACGCTGAACATCGAATATCTGGACGCGCTGAACGACGACCTACAGGCCTGTTACCGCAACAAGTGAGGGTCTTATGGACCTGATCGCCATCCTTGCCGCCTTGCTGCTCAATGCCTCCACAGGCTGCGATGCGCTCAAGGCCGATGTGATGCGGATCGGCGGTCAGGATTACCTGATTCAGTCCTGGTCCTGCTCCGACAAGTCCGGACAGGTGCATATCTGGCGCACATGGCAGCGGGAATGCCTCTCGAATAATCAGTCTCATTTCTGGGGCAGAGCGGCATTTCTGGAGGATCAGCGAACGAAGTTGGGGCTGTATGTGAACCGATTCGGTGAACTGCAAGGCGGGATTGGGGCCTCGATCGAGCAGGCCTATTTGCCGCTTTGCGGCAGCTGATGCGCTTGTATAGCTAGGTGGGTTCTGTATAGGCACAACTAGGACCTGAAAGGGGTACGGCATGGCAACAGCGACACAACCGAAGGGCCTTCTCAGCACGGCCATGCAGCCGGATTCTGTGGCGAGTTACGAGCCTGCGACAGCAACGGCCTCGAAGCCAACCAGCGTAGGGTATCAAGCCGATAAGCTGACTGTCGATCCCGGCACGCAAACCGTTCAAGGACAACTCGCCGGCATTACCTCCAAAAGCTCTCCCCTCATGTTGCAGGCCGAACGGCGCGCGCGTGAGTCCATGGTGCCTCGTGGCACGCTCAATTCAAGTCTCGCCATCGGTGCCGCGCAAGATGCCGTCATCGGGCAAGCGCTCCCCATCGCCCAGCAAGACGCACAAACCTATTTCGGAGCCGCAACCAAGAATGTCGACTCCGAGAACGCCGCACGCAACTTCGGGGCGAACGCACAGAACCAAGCCAATTTAGCCGGTTCTCAGCTTGAAACCGATGTCAGCAAGTCCAATGCGGCGTCGACCAATGAGGCCAGCGCACGAGCGGCAGAGGCGCAGAATGCCGCCTCCACGGGACTCATGGATGTCGCCAGTCGTGATCGCTTGGCCCAATTGGATAGTGCCACTCGCCTCCAGCTGCAAACCATGGATTCGGCGACGAGGACGAACATTTCCAACCTTGAGAACCAGTATCGACAACTGTTGCAAGCCAGCACGAACGCCGCCAGCACGTACAGTCAAGCCGTCGCAGCGATCGGCAACATCTCGGCGAACCCAAATCTTGAGCAGGACGCCAAGGATAACGCCATTCAGACTCAGCTCAACATGCTGCAAGAGGCCTTGGCGGCCACGCAGGAGATTACCACCAAGACCCCGGCGACGATTACAAGCCTGAACCTCAGTCAGTTCTTTGATGGGGGCATCAACCAGGAATTGACGCCGCAACAGATTGCCGATCGACGCCGACCCTACGAGCAGGCGGAAGCGTCCGCGAAGGCGGCGATCCCGCAATGGGGCGTCAATCAGGACATTTACATTGCGCCGGCAGGCCCGAACCAGTCGGAACGCACGGCGGCCAATTTCAGGGCCCTGTACTCACAGCGCTACCAGGAATGGCAGCAACAAAAGGCCGCACTCGATGCCTTCAATGCTCAGTACGCTCAATACCTCAACTGACGCGACGACGGTTCAACGGCTCACGTTGGAGGAATTGCCCCGATGCGTGCCATTCGCCAGAAGCTTCCATGCCGAGATGCGATTGCCGGGCGCGTTCAAGGACGACATCTTTCTCAAGAACTGGACGACCTTCTTGACGACGTATCCCGCCGTGATCTTCACGCTGCGAAAGGGCGAGGCGTTAGTCGGTGGGATCGGCGGCATGATCGTGCCGGATCTGTTGGACGGCAGACTGTGCGCGCACGAATTCTTTTGGTTCGTCGATGCCGCGCATCGTACCGGCACGGGCGCTATTCGCCTCCTCAACCGTTT